GATTGAAAATCCCCGTGTCGGTGGTTCGATTCCGCCTCCGGGCACCAAGATTCAACGACTTAGCCCGCCTTTTGCGGGCTTTGTTGTTTTAGGCGTCCACCAAATGTCCACGCGTTGTCCGACCCGGCCCATACGCGAAAAACTGCAGATCCTCATTCGTCAATTTTTCGAGCTTTATCCGCCTGTGCAAATGAAATCGGTGCGGATTGATAAATTTCAGAATAAGAGCAATTGAGCTCGGTTGCCCAATTCCATCACAGCAACCTGAACGATAAATTGAGCGGATCCTATCGAGCAGAATTGCCTCAAATGGATGGCCTGCCATCTCGATCGAAAAACTTTCGTGCTCTGATTTTGCTGCTGAAAGATGGTTTTTTGCCGAAATACTTTCTAAAGAAACAAGTGCGGTTCGGATGTAGGAAGCAAGGAGTTCAATATTCCTTTCCTGGTTCCCGCGAGATGGAGCCATTTCTGTCTTAGACAACAGACTCGATGCTTTGTCTAAACTCCGCTGGAAATCCTCCAGGCCGTCGCGAGAGGTTTTAGAGAAATGGTTAAAGAAGAGGACCATCATTGCCAAAACGACACCAAAGAACTGAATACCCTCAAACAGGTACTGGCTGGCAGATACCTCCTCTTTAAGCTTAGATAAGCTAAACAGGACGAAAAAACCTAGATACACAAACAACATCGCAAGACAGACCCATGATGTTGCCCGATTCCGCAGGGTGCGCTTCATAGAAATTCCTAAATAACTAAAAAGTCAGAGATATTAGCAAGATGGTTGGGTGAAAGGTGAGAATACCTCATCGTGAGCCTTATGTCAGAGTGCCCCAAAATCCGCTGCAAGGTTAAAACGTCACCCCCTCGCATTAAAAAGTGACTGGCAAATGTATGCCGACAGACGTGCGTCATTTGGCCTCTTGGAAGAACTATTCCAGTCCTTTCGATTGCCTTTCGGAATGCAGCACTGCAACTGACGAATGGCACTTCTTCTATTAATTCATCATAGAGCGCCTTTGAAATCGGAACGCTCCTGGACTTGCCGGACTTGGTGTAGTTGTAGGTGACCCGGTGTGGCGTGAAGTTCGACCTGGTTACGCCTTCCGCTTCCGACCACCTGGCGCCAGTTGCCAGAGCCAGTCGAGTGACGTGGTAAAGACTTGGATTTGATGATGCCTTGCACTCTTCCAGAAGGCGGCTTATCTGTTCCTGGGAAAGAAACGCCAGCTCTTGCTCATCCAGCTTGAACTTCCGCAGTTTTTTTAGCGGGTTCTCGTGTGCCCATTCTCCTTGCCGGATTAACTCGTTAAAGACCGCGCTCAGGTAGGTGTGTTCGTGATTCAACGTGTTCTCACCCACCCCATCGTTTTCCATCCTGAGACGGCGATAGGTGGCGAAATCGGATACCTTGAAAGACGTTGCCCTGGGGTTGCGTAGCCGATCGGCCATGGCATCCAGTTTGCGCTTTCGTTTCTCTCCATCCTTTAGGGTGTGGCCGTGAGCGTCGTACCACTGCTGAATGAGATCCTTCAGACGCCGGCGATCCTTTGAGGGATTCCAGAACTTGTCTTCTGACTTTCGGAGGAGCAGGTGTTGTTCGTAACGCTTGGCTTCAGCCTTGCTGTCGAAGCTTTTTCTGATGCGTTTGGAACCGCGTCCATCCTGGCGGATATCAACCTGCCATCGTCCCGACGGTAGCTTTTTAATCATGCGGCCACCTTTGTCAGTAGTCGTCGTTTTATCAGGCCATCTTGGACGAGCTGAAACAGCTCGTTTTCATAGATCTCTCGTCGTCGGTAGTAAGCACAGAGATCTTCCCAGAGTCCGGATTTCTTGAGACAGTCCCAGGCCTGACGAGGGTTAAAGCGGTTGCGTGCATAAATGGACAAGAGATTGCCAAAGGCCAGGGAGACGTTCTTTTCGTTGCCGCAACCGGGTTCCTTTTTTGCGCGTTTGTAGAGCAGATCCGGGGCTGAGTAGCCGAAGCCGATATCTTCGCGGAGCTTGGTCCAGATGGGGTGTACCCACTCCCGTTTGACCTCGTAGCGGTTGCTCTGGAGGGCGTACTGCCAGAGGCCGGTCAGATGAGGCACGGCGTCCATGTAGGTATAGATGGGCTTCATGTTCGGTGTGCCCTGAGAGATCTCGTTGACGATCCGGTGATGAAAGCGGATTTCGAGACGCCAAACAGGCTTGTCGGGGTCATAGCAGGTATCCGGGAAGCACTCTTCGTTGCTGGCGCATTCCCAGATGGATTCCATGAAGGCGCGTTTGTCGCTGACATCGACCTCTTTGGACTTGTCGTAGAGGCAGACCTGCAGGCTGTTGGCCTTGCCAAAGGTGTAGGTTTCGCCTCGGCCGTTGACGGTGGAACCTTCCAGGCCCTGGAAGTGGAAGTCGCTCATGCCGTTATGGACGCTGATGGTTCTGGCCCGAGTCACAAAGTGTTGGGCGAAGTCTTGCGGAGGCTCCCAGCCCTGGAAGTCGACGGCAAGGTGTAGCGCGATGCCCACCGGCTTGATGTTAGTGAGGAAGTACATACCCCACTCTGCCAGTTCGTCGTGAATTTCCTGGCTAGAGCGCTCATAGAGCCATCTGGGTGAGGTTTCGATTTTGACGTGCGTGCCCAGGGTGTCGGCTTCGGCGTAGAAGTTCTGAAGCAGGATTGTCAGGCCGTATTCCCGGTTTTGCAGGATGTACTTAAAGCCACCGCGTCTGCCGGACTGGAGGCGGAACGGGATTTTCTTGATGGTGATGGTGGCGTCATAGCCGGATTCGTATTCGGTGGCGATGTCCGCGAGAATTTCCGGTTTGAGTCTGCCCTGGAAGAGTTGCCTGACCGTGTCAGTGCCGGTCCAGAGGACGTTGACGCCTTTCAGGTTCACTTGCTGGCCATCCGGACCGACAAACAAATCCCCTTTGCCGATTTCCCCGGTGTTGATATCCAGTCTTTCAAAGTCTTTGATTTTCATCTGTGGCTCACTGTGGTTCTGTGTGGTTAAAAATCGACTACCGTCGTTTTCTATGAGACGTGTTACAGGGACGTCTCCAAGCCGCTGCGCGGCGCGTGGCGGTCGCTCCGCTCGCGCTCACGCGCCGTCGCCTTCCTTCTCGGGAAGTGCTGTTTGCAGGTATGAAGACCGGGACTGTTTGTCCTCTTCTGTCCTCTCCGGCTCCCGATAGCTGTAGTAGGTGACGAGCTTGCCCTGGATGACGCAGAACGGTTCCCCGGTCTTGAGGAACTTTGCGCAGTTCCTGGAATGGATCTTTCGGGTACCGGTTTCGCCCCAGATCCAGTAGACCCCGTTCACTTCTCCGACGATGCGCCAACGGTTGGAGAGCGGCAGCCAGCCGGGTTCGATTTCGTGCTTCACCTGGTGTGGTGCCCTGCCCTCCAGGCTGGCTTTCACCGCTTTGGTTTCTCTTGCGGTTCTGGCGCTTTGGGTGGCGGTGACGGGTTGCTGGTTTGTGCCTGGTGTTGATTGTTCGGTTGTGGGTGTCGGGCTGTCTGTGTGTTCTTCCGGGCTGAAGTAGGCAATGACCTGGTAGACACCGAAGACCATGATGGCGATGGCTACCGGGATGCCGAACTTGATCAGGGGATGCTTGAGGACGTTGGCGCGGTCGTCGGCTTTCTCTTCCATGCCGGCGGCAAAGTCGGTTTTGTTGCGGGTGTGGCTCTTGTAGTACTGATAGATCTCGGGCTTGTAGCTGCCGTAGAGCTGGCGCATCGGTTTGCCTGGTTTCTGGCCGGTAGCGGCGCCCATGAAGACATCGACCCGGTATTTGTTCTTCTGGCCGATGGCGGTGAGTTTGACCGCTCGATAGGTTTCTTCGACCAGTCCTCTTACGAACGCACAGAGCTGGGCGAGATCCTGGGTAACCAGGACGATTTCGTTGGTTCTACCATCCGGCCCTACGTTGTGCCGGTGTTCGGTGAAAAATTCCTTTTGGCATTGCGGGATGTTGGTGGCCTTCATGCCGCTTTTCCAGAATCGCCAGGCTTCGTCGATGATCCAAATGACGCCGGCCGGGTGGCGCTCCAGGTCAAAAAAGGTGGGGTCGTCTTCGGCCTCCCGGTTATCGAAGATGGTGACTTTGCCCTGGGGGTAGTCGTCAGAGAGACGACCCAGTTTTAGCGGGATGTTGGTGATGATGTGTCTGCCGGCTTCCAGGGCGGGAATGACGACGTTTTCGACGACGCCGTAACTCTTCCCCGATCCTGGCAAGCCTGAGTAACCGACGATGGACATAGGTTCCTCGTTTGTTGCTTATCCGATGAACGGGATTCTTCGGAGGATGAAGCGGGCGATCAGGGCGGTCATCATGGCTGTCATGCCGTAATCGAATTCGAAGACGGTGAGGAAGTACAGCAGCTGGCCGCCCAGGCCGTTGAAGATCGTTTGCAGGTCGGCGATCTCGATTTCGGGTATCCAGGTGAGCATGAGTTCGACCGCATCGACCAGGAGGCCGAACAGCTGGCGCGGTACCCAGAGAACGATGTCGATGAGTGCGTCTATTAACTTCTGGATCATGCTTAGGCCCTCAGGAAGACGAAGACGGCGGCGATGGTCCAGACGGCGATAAACAGCATGGACAGCAGGCCGCGATGGTCGTTGAGTATCTGGCAGTGACTGTCGATGGTCATGGCGGACCAGTAGTCGGTCGACGGGATGGTCCACACCGGACAGGTGTTGTTGCTGGCGATGGTCGGGATGGTAGTCACGGCCTGGATGGTCGGATTGGTGGCGATGCTGGTTCGCAGGCGTTCGGTGCTTTCCTGGAAGGTGGGTGCATCCCCGAGGCCGTCAGTGCTGTAACCGTTGTCCGGACCATCGAGCTTTTCATTAATGTTGTTGAGGGTCTGGTTGGCGGTGCCCAGACCTTCGTTGAGGTTCTTGTTCACGGCATCGATGCCCTTGCCCACTTTATCCAGGCGCTGGTTGGTGCCGTCGATTTTGTTGTTGGTGTCACCGAGGCCGTCGGCGATTTTGCCCAGGCCTTTGTCGACGCTGGTGGGGTCGTTTTCCCGCTGGTACTCGTCGGGTTCGCCATCACCGTCGGTGTCGGTGTTGGGTTCTTCGTCCTTCCACCATTCATCCGGTTCCTGGCCCGGTTCGGGGGCGTCCTGGGGGTTGCCACAGACGTAGCCGTATTCGTCCAGGACCAGGACGGATTCAATTTCGCAGGTGGGCGGGCCGTATTCATCCGGAATGCAGGCCGGGGTACCGTTGACCACACCAAAAGCGCCACCCTCGCATTCCATGTTGGAGGTGCAGAGGTTGGTCTTGGTGGAGCCGTTGCCGATGTAGCCCTTGTAGTCGGGGGAATCGGCGTTGCAGTCGTCGGCGTTGTCGCCGGTGTCCTGGAGGCAGACACCGTTGAGTTGTCCATTGGGGCAGTCCAGGACGCAGTAGCCGTTTTCGGCGTCGTAGATCTGGCCGTTTTCGTAGCATTCTTCGGGCTGCTGGTCGGGAATGACACAGTCGAAGGGGGCAACGCCAGGGTCTTGTCCACTGGAGACCCAGCCATCGGCGCAGGAGCAGTCGTCTTCATTGGTGGCGCCGACGTTGCCGGTGATGGGGTCCGGTTCGTGGGTAAGCGCAGCGCATTCTGTCGGGGAGGCGATGACGCGAACACCACCGCGCCATTTGTACAGATCGCCCGCGAATCCGCTGTCATACATAAATTCGGGCTGGTCATCAAAGGTCTGAATCAGGCACTGAAGACCCGGATTGGCCGCCTGGCAGGCTGGCAGTTTTTCTTCTGCCTGGGGATACATGGTTGTGGACGGCGAGTCACCCGGCCCATTGTCTTCGTAGAAGTTTTTGCTGGCCGTTTTGGTCCAGTAGACGGAGGCGCCGTCGGGAAGCGGGGGAAAGCCGGCTTGGGTAAATGATGAAAGGAGGCAGAGCCCCAGGATCAGACATCCTTGAACAAGTAGACGCACAGCGCGACCCCCATCATGAAGAATGTCCAATCCCAGAGCTCTGCCATGGGTTAACCTCCTACTTGATCATGCTCAGCAGGAGACGGGCACCCTTACGGACGACGTAGAAGCCGGCCAGGACGCCCACTACCGCGATGACGCCGGTGATTTCACCGGAGAAATCGAGGCCGCCGGTGACGGTGGACCAATCAGCGGCAGCGGCGGGACCACCGACGATGGTGAACGCGAATGCGCAAAGCGCGATCAGTTGCTTTTTCATGGCTTTACCTCAACATTTTCAGAAGTTGACGGCCGCCCCATGCGACCGCCATGAGTGGCAAGGTCACGGTGAAGCCCTGGAAGATGGCTTCGGTGATCATTGCCGCGGTGTACTCGACGGGGGCCGTGTACACCACCTGGGTGATGGCGCCGGTGCAGTCCCAGCCAGTAGCTGTGAGTGTCCAGTCGCCGTCACACAGGATTGCTTTGCTCACTGGTTTTCTCCCTCTGTGAGCGCCTGAGTCATGCATTTGCTCTCAGGCTGATATTTGCGGGAAGGTGCAGCGGAACTTTGATCCGTTGCACTTTCACCTGGTTGGCCTTCCGGGCTTTCCTGGAAGGCAGCTCGCAGTAACAGGCTTTGCAGGGCTGCTGGATCCTGCCTCCACTGGTGTAGAAGAATTCGGAGTCTTCGGGCCAGTACTCGTTGCACTTGGTGCAGCGGCGTTCTGTGCCCAGTTCGGTGCTGATGACTCGTTTAACCATGTTGGTGATCTCCTGTTCCGGCAGCCTTGCGTGTCCTGGTTAGGCGGTTTTCTTGATCGGTTCCTGGGGCTTGAGCTCCAGGGCCTTGAAGGTGATCTTGCCGCCCTGCCCGGCTTTCATCTGGGCCTTCACCGTGAACATGCTTGGCAGGTTGCCGGCGTGGTTGCGCAGCTGGTCGATGTGCTTCCAGTCGCAGGCGATTTTCATGACTTCGTTGCCAACGCGGTTATCGTCGTCTGCTTCAGCTGGGGAGTAGGCCCACAGGGAACCGCCCCGGTTGCCGTCGATGTCGTAGCGGGTGGCGCCGATGATCATGAGGTTCAGGTAGTTTTCCATTGCTTGTGTCCTCTGGTTTTGGTTTCGGGTGTTGCTGTTGCTTGGGTTGCTGTTGACCTTCCGTTTCCAGGTGGGAAATCAGGAAGGGTGTTGAATCTGGTTTGCGACCCCTTCGGGGCGGGCTCTACTCGCGTTGCTCCTGGTCACTAAGGTGACCACCCTTACGGGTAACGATCCCTGTCGCCTGCCGCGCTCCGCTTGCCTCCTGTGCTCATGGTTCGGAATCAAGGGGCGGGCGTCCTCCCCCGACATCCTCACCACTCCGGATGCGCACTGTGGACCAGCCAGAGCCCGCCACAAGGCCAGGGGGCCTGCGGCCCTGGCGCTGCGCGCCAGCCTTGTAACGGTCACTGTCCGGCCCCCTTTTCGTGCGCGAGTGGTGACGATGACGGGGGCGGACTCGAAGGCTTTTCAGGGGGTTGGTCCTGAGTGCCAAAGGTCGGGCAGCCAGCCTCCAGCCATGCGGTCAGGACGGAACCTCCGAGGGTCCAGAGGTCTGTTCCGCGTTGGATGGCTTCCTGTTGCAGCTGGAGGTAGATGGAGGATGGGGCGCAGACGTAGAAACGGCGCTCTTTGTCTTCCACCTGGTCTTTTCTCGGTGGGATGTGGGTCATGGTTGCGTCTCCGTGACGTTGGGAAGATCCAGGTGGCCGCAGTCCCAGGCGTCCCGCAGTTGGATAAGGCGGTCAAAGGCCGGGCTGTGATGGCCGCTGGCTTCCAGTTCGTGGATCAGGGCGTCGGTGAAGCCGGCTTTGCAGCGGGCCATGTAGTCGCACGGGTAGTCGGTGCGCACTTCCTGCAGGTGGCTTAACTGGTGCAGGAGATTGTCAAAAAGGCCTTCCAGGGCCTGGGCAGTGAGCGCAGAGGACGGACGAGGGCCCTGGAAGGCAAAACTGGCCGCGTTGATGGCCTTGGCTGCGTCGTGGCGGTGGAATCTCATGCGTAGGCCTCCAGGCAGACACCTTTATAGAACTGCCCTGGCGATGCCCCGCAGGCTTTCAGTTGTTCGCGACGCAGGACGACAGAGCGAGGAAGAACGCCTTTCACGCTCTGGTAGTAGTTCAGGTAGGCATCGAGGTTGGCGCGGATCTTCAGGGCCCTGGGGTTGTCGATGAACCGGACGACGTCACCACCAACCGGGGGCTGATCGACCTGGGAAGAGACGAAACGCCAACCGGCAGCACCGTTGGTGTGATCACCACCAACCGCCAACCACTGACGGCCTGACTTGCTGACAGCCACAGTTCCAGGCCTCACCATTCGGGCGGGGCCCAGGCGGTCAGAGGACGCTACAAACTCAGAGCCGTTAAAGAAGTAGAAGGTGCAGGAAAGGGTGCGGCCCTTCTCGTTAGCCACACGGATGATGGTCTGCGCTTTTCGTCCAACCCGGTTCAAGCGATTCATTGCCAATCCTCCTGGTCCAGGGCCTGCTGGGAGAGCGCGGCGATGTTGACCATGCGCACCCGGCCGATCTTGAGTGAAGGCAGATGTCCTTTTTCGATCTGGCCCCTGACCTGCCCTTCCGTTAAGCCCGTGAGCTGGGCATAGCGGTCCTGGGTCATGACAGGGGTTGCGATCAGAATGATTTGCTTTTGCTCGTCCACTGTTTTGCACTCTGCTACACTGAATTACACACAAAACGACACCGAAAAAGAACACTTTCGTGTGTCTCTGATATAAATATAACACTTTAAGGTGTCACTGCAATACCTTAGTGTGTTCTTTTTTGTTCTAAGCGAAACACAAAATGCAACAAAGCACACAAAACGCTACCGCCACAGCCATAGGCGAAAGGCTGGCCGAGATCAGAGGGAGCAAGAGCCAGGGCGCTTTCGCCGACGAGCTGGGCATTCACAAAAACTCCCTCGGTCATTACGAACGCGGTAACCGTGTCCCTGACGCAGAGGTTCTTTTAAAGCTGGTGGGAATGGGTTTTGACGCAAACTGGATACTTACGGGAAGGGGCACTTCAAGACCCGAAGCTGCTTCGGCTAACTTTCATCAAGACTTGGAAAAGCTAAAGCGCTTAGATGAAGAGTTTGCACTGATACCTGGTTACAACGTTCAGGTTGCAGCCGGACATGGGACCATTGCGGGAGACGAAGCCCCGACCAGAGAATTGGCCTTTCGCCGAAAGTGGCTTCGATTCCGCGGATTACATGAACAGGACCTGGCGTTAGTGTTTGCCAAGGGTGATTCCATGGAGCCTACGATTTCAGACAATGAAACTGTGATGGTAGATACTAGTGAAAAGCAATTGCGGGACGGGCACATCTATGTGATTCGGAACGGGGATCACCTCCTGGTAAAACGAATCCAAACACTCTGGAATGACGGAGTGCAATTGCTGAGTGACAATAAAGAGTATCCTCCCCAGGAAATTCCCAGCTCCGATCTCGAGAATTTAGAGGTCATAGGAAAGGTGGTCTGGGTTGGGAAAGACTTGTAAAGCAGATTATCAGTGAGGATGAATGCTATCAAAAAATAACTTTGATATACCCCAAGCAATATCAATTGGAACTGCATTCGCATTTATAACGTCTTGCAGTTACTTACTCGGCTATTGGCACAGCTTTGAAGTGCCAATATTCGAATATTTGACCGTTTCCGATATTTTGTCGCGATCGGTTTTCCCAATATCACTAATGACTTTCGCTTTCATCGGACTAGCTATTTCGAGATACCAAGAAATTGCTACGGAGAACACAAACCCAGCCCCGGAACAACGGAAAGGTTTTTTCAGAAGGCACGAGACTACTATTGCAATAATAGGATTTCTGGCATTTGGAATTATTGATCAATTTTATCTTAAAATGGGGGGACACTGGAATTCCTATTCAATCGTAGCGTCCTTATCTGCCCTAAAATTCATGACATACCTTGGTTGGACAGAATTTCTTCTGCGCAACTTAAAAATACCAGTGATGGGGTTATTGGTGCTCATTGTAATCCCGACAATGACATTTGGACTAGCAAAGTCAACATCGTATAGAATAATAAATAAAATTGAATTCAAAGAAGCTTTAATTGAGGCACCAACATTAAATTCAAAAGACCTTGCTTTTTTAGGTGAGGCAGGAAACTCTGTTTTCTTTTGGTCTTACCAAAAAGAAGGAACTCTAGTTGTCAGAAAGGAGGAAGTAGGCTCTTTCATAATTAGAAAACATGAGAAATGGAAAGACACAAAAATACAGGATGGCCTGAATGAAAAATGACCATCCGTTCTTCAGAAACAGAATCTCCAACAAAAAACCTGCTAGTATATCGGGCACCCAGAAAACTGATAAAAAAAGTCTGGCAAAAATCCCTCAAATTATGGCAAACATATCACAGGTTTTGATGCTAATCGCGGTAATCTGGGGATACCAAACTACAGTGAAGCCAATAATACAGAAGGAAAAGTTGGCTGAAGATATAGCGAAGCTTCAATTAGATAAAGAAGAACTTGAAAATAATATTAGAGATTATAAATTCTATCTTGAAGAGAGCGAACGAAAATATTCCGGATTAGTTCAAAAAAAGGCAGAGCTTGAGGAAAATATCATTGTCGCAAAAACAGAGCTTACCGAAAAAGAAAGAAGGCTAAGCGCACTTGAAGACCGCCTGATTAATTCTCAAGAAAAACTTCAAGAAAGCATTGAAAGCCTAGTTTCAGCTGAGCGATCAATTTATGAAAAACAAAAGTCTTTCATCCTAGGCGATGCATTCATGCCTATCGAAGTTTGGCGCTCAATATCCTCATCTCATGAATATTTAGAAATTTTCAAATCCGAGAACACGGAGAACATTGCTGAACTTATGCAGGAAATGTTTCCGAACCCAACTGAAATAATCCCGGACAAAATACAGGAACTGCGGAAAAATATTGATCAAAGTAAAAACTCAGCAGAGAAAAAGGCAAATCAGCTAATATTAATTGAGTTTGAACAGGGGCTGATAAATAACAGAGAAAAACTTCAATGCAGAGTGCCAGATTTTGAGAAATGGGAAGTAGCTTTTTCGGAAGCACTCCTGAATCCAGAATATAAAGAAATTTGTGTCGAGAATAATTGGAAAAGACGAGCAAAAAGAGAAAATTGGACACCTGAATATCTATCAACACTCAAAGGAACGGCTTTCTGGAAATCACAAGAAGAAGTATACAAAAGTCAGTGTGAAAGAAGTTCTCATTTCAGTATTGAACGGATTTTCACTGATGCCTGGTCAGAGATACATATGCAGTGCAAGAAGAAAATAATGAGTCTGTCTTCCATTGTTATTAATGGCGAAAGCGTTCCAGAAGAAAAAGATGAGGTTAAATTAAATCCGCCCGAGGAAAGAACAATAAAGCACCTAATGAGAAATTGAGCGGAATCTTGGACAGATCTAATTTAAATCATATGCGGCTTAGCACCCTTGGCGTTACCCCAAAGGCGCGAAAGCACAATCTATTTCGAAGCTTGGAAAATTAACCGTAAGCCCTTTTGCCTTCGCCGTTATCAGGATCATGGTGCTCATCGTCGTCCAGGGACCGCATATCCGACGATTTCTCACGCAAGATCCGTCGCTTTTCTGAATCGGCAAAGCGCTTGAGCACCTGGCGAATCAGAGGCTGATAACCGATGCCGTTGATCTCCGCGATCATCTTGAAGTCTTCTATCAATGACTTCTGCAGTCGAATAGAAATCGGCTGCAGACCGGCTGCTTCATTCAATGCAGCATCATCTACGTTTTTTGAAACGCGAATGAACTCCTCTTCCCGGCCGAGGGAACCGTCTTCCCAGGCTTCCGGGGTACCTACAATTTTCTTTGCCAT